AAACCTGGCTCAAGCCCGCGATGCGGTTGGTATGGTCTCTCAACGGGCTTTGCAGCTTGCAAAGTTCACGAAGGAGATCTCGCGTGGTCGATTTGGCGATGCCGCTAGAACCCTCGGGGTCCAAATACCTAAGACGATTCGTCGTCGATGGTATCAGGGTCGCGATGGGATCTGGAGGCAGCGTGAACGGCGCGCTCGTCAGTATAACTGGCGACATGATGCCAATGGACTCGGTTCTGCCTGGCTCGAATTTCACTTCGGCTGGGCTCCCCTTGTCTCTGACATTCATGACTCCGTTCAGACTATGACGCGGGCGAACTTTGATCCTTCTTCAAGGATTAACGGTTCGTCTTCGCAGACTGGTCAGGGTTTCACCATCAATACAAATGATGAAATCCACGTGCACTGGGACCGATGGCAGGCCTACGCGAACGAACATATGTCCGCTAGCGTGTCCGTCTCGAACCCTAATGCATTTCTTGCCAACCAGTTCGGGGTTGTTAACCCCGCAACTCTCGTGTGGAACCTTATCCCTTATAGCTTCGTCGTTGACTGGTTTGCTAACGTGAGCCAGGTTCTTGACTCAATGACGGATTTCGTAGGGGTGAGCGTGACGAGGTCCTCTCATGCCTCGTTCCAACGCCACACGCGGGAGATCTTCGATCTCTGGCACCATCCGGATGCTGACGGTCGTTCCCTCGGGAGCGGTTCTCAGCACTACACCGTGATGTGTGATAGAGGGACAAGTCTCCCACTGCCTGAGCTGGAGGTTACCATGCCTGCCGGCTTGAGCCCTCAGAGAGGCGCGACCGCAATTTCCCTGCTTCTGCAGAACTTGCGCTCCCTATAGCCCTAGACCTCTCGATTCTTTCAACCTCCGGGGTATACCCCATCTTTTGAAAGCTCACCATGACTGTCGCAGCTGGCGATTTCACCGTCAAGAAGTATGACGGTTCGACCGATGTCACGTACACCCTTCTCACTGCAGCTCCGGGCGATCGCAGCCCCGCTATCTGGCGAAACAACGGTGCCACTGGCACGCTCGGCCAACGGCCGACGTTCCAGATCTCGGCCCGTTCCGCCGGTAGCGGTTCTGCGCGCGCCTTGGACTTCGTGTTCAAGTGGCCTTCCGTGTACACGGATACGACCGGTGTCACCCGTGTCCGATCCCAGGGTCAGTTCAAGGGTAGCTTCGTGCTGCCCCAAGACGCCGCGGACTCGGACATCCAGGAAATGGCGGCTCAGTGCATGCACCTCATGGCGCATGCTGGAACCGTCGCGACCGTGATTTCCGGCTATGCCCCGACGTAAGTCGGAGCTGCTGGCGCTCGCGGTCATCCTGATCGTCGGCGGATTCGTACTTGGTCTGATATTCTCATTCCACGTACTTCTCCGCTAGTTCTTCCTACAACTGTGTTGAGGAATTTCGGTGACATCAACATTTCTTCCACATCCCGTGGAGAAATCGGTCTATCAGCTTCTTGAAGACCTCTCCACTCCCCGTTCGCTAGCGGTTTCCATACTGCTGGCTGCGGGAGAGTACGCCCAGCTCGCTTCATTGCGAGTGGAGCCAAGGCACTACGATGATGCTCATCGCTACTGGCTTGATTGCCAGGCGACGGAGCTTCTTCGCAAACTGGATTGCCTTCCCAACCTTAGCCCGAGTGATCGGGCGAGGGTTGCTTATGAAGGCTTCTGGGCTTGCGAACGTGCGTGCCTAAGTAGCAATATCCGACTGGCTCCCCATCTCGATCAGAGTTTCACAACTCTCGTTCAGGGGCGTGCGCACACCATTCTGATGCGTGCACGAAAAACTGTCTGTCGGATCTTGGGCCCCTTACCTACCCTCGTCGAGGGGCGGTTCGGGCCTGGATCTACTTTTGGAGATAGGGGTTCGTTGATTACGGTCCCAGATAAGATGAGTTCCAGTCCGACTTACACGTCAAACGCCTGGAGCTGGCTGGTCCCATGGACCGGTACGCTTTGGGCGTCGAACGTGTGTTTTGTTGGAAGGTCTCCTGAGCGCGTCCGTGGGAATCGTTTCACAACGGTTCCGAAGGACTCAATGAAGGATCGCGGCATCGCCGTTGAACCCTCGATTAACCTCTTCTTTCAACTTGGCCTTGGCCGAGTTATGAAACAGAGGCTGCTCACTGCTGGGGTAAACCTAGCTCAGGGAAAGAGTATCCATACCGCTCTGGCTCGTAAGGCCAGTTTGGATGGTTCGCTCTCTACCCTGGACCTTTCCAACGCGAGCGATACCATTTGCAGAAATCTCGTTGAGATTCTGCTTCCCCGTGATTGGTTTGCGGCGCTCAGTGAGCTTCGTTCACCTTTCACACTTGTCGACGGAAAGTGGGTATTCCTTGACAAGTTTTCTTCTATGGGGAATGGTTTCACCTTTGAATTGGAGACAATCATCTTTCTTAGTCTCGCTGCCGCTTGCGGTGGTGAGATCGGGAGAGACGTCTTCTCATATGGCGACGACATCATCTGTCCAAGCCATATAGCAAAGGAAGTGATCGCTATCCTAACCTATTGCGGGCTGACTGTTAACGAAAGAAAAAGCTTCGTTGATGGTCCTTTCCGTGAGTCCTGTGGTGGTGACTTCTTCCTCTGTGCTGACGTTCGTCCGCACTATTTGAAGAAGTCACCGTGTGAGCCGCAGGAGGTTATATCTCTGATGAATGGGCTAAGGCGATCGTGCAGCCATAATATGGTTGCCCGATGGCCCGCCGTCCACGGCGCGTGGCGAACACTCCTTGATTCTCTTCCCATACACCTTCGCAGGTGTCGTGGGCCTGAGTTTTTGGGAGATATCGTCATTCACGATCATCAGGGCTTCTGGTCTACGCGCCAGAGGAATAGCATCAGATACGTACGCGCCTACGCCCCAGAGCCGTTCCTTCCGGTTCGGCTCTCGGGTTTTTCGGACGTATGTGTTCTTGCTCTATCCACCTACGCACCCTCTCCACGCCACCTCGCCGACAATGCTCGCATTGCGATGAGGGGCGTGGTCGGGGGCTATCGCGTAGTATGGGTACCGGCTAGTTAAGACGGTACCCACGGGCTGTTCCTAGGTTCATCACCTAGGTGGAGAG